TCAAGCAGCACGTCACAAAGTCGTTCTGGTGGACTAATCCGTGGGGTGAAAAAAATCTTTACCGCGTCAAGTTCGATTCGATCAATCCCACCTTTCCGAAGAAAGGATTCTGCGACATAGCTTTCACCTTCGAGCAGGCTTTCGGGCCATAGCCATAATCCTTAACAGGGCACTTCGGTGCCCTTTTTTATGGGCGAAATATGAGCTTCACTCAGGATATACAGCAGCTTGAGCCGGGCCAGCTGGTTCAGCTCATCGAGATAGACGGCACGGCGTTCGGGATGGAAAACATCCTGCGATTTCATGCGCACAATATCGCACCCGATGGCTGGGCTGCATTTGCAGCGGAAAACCTCCCCGCCATCATCTGGCAGGGCAACCAGTACGATCCCTACCCCTACGAGCTGAAAGGCATGGAGCTGTCGAGCACCGGCTCGCAGCCCACGCCAACGCTTTCCGTTGGCAACATCGGGAACTACGTCACTGCGCTGTGCCTCCAGTTCGATGATTTGGTTAAAGCGAAGGTGAAGATTCACACTACGCTCGCTAAATATCTGGACGCAGCAAACTGGACCGCTGGCAATCCTAACGCCAGCCCCAGCGATGAACGCGTGCAGCTTTTCTATGTGAATGCCAAAAGTCAGGAAACGCGCGCGCAGGTTGACTTTGAGCTGTGCTCACCGTTCGACGTTCAGAGCCTGCAATTACCATCCCGGCAAATCACGCCGGTCTGCACCTGGTGCATGCGCGGCTGGTACCGAACCGGCACCGGATGCGATTACGCCGGTAATAAATACTTCCTCAAAGACGGCACGCCAACCGACAACCCCGGACTTGATGTCTGCGGCGGTAAGCTGAGTGACTGCAGCCTTCGCTTTGGCGCAGAGAATGCGCTTTCCTTCGGCGGGTTTCCGGCGGCAAACCTGCAGGGCAAATAATCATGCGAAAAAAAATCATGAACGCCATACGTGAGCACGTAGAGGCGGAATATCCGCGCGAGGCTTGCGGGGTCGTCGTACAGATTGGGCGTGCTCAGGAGTATGTCTGCTGCCGCAACATTTCAGATACGCCAACCGAAAGCTTCACGATGGCAGACGAGGACCTGCAGGCGGCGGAAGCGCAGGGCGACGTGCTGATGATTATTCACTCACACCCGGATGTTGTGCAGCTCATCCCCTCTGAAATGGACCGCATCCAGTGCGATCACTCCGGCGTTGAGTGGGGGATCATGTCGTGGCCTGAGGGTGACTTCTGCACCATTTCGCCGCGAGGTGAAAGAGAGCTGGCGGGCCGGCAGTGGGTGCTCGGGCATGCTGACTGCTGGACGCTCGTGATGGATTACTTTCAGCAGACGCATGGCATCACGCTTGGGAACTGGTCGGTCGATTACGAGTGGTGGACTGATGGCAAAGAAAGCCGTTATGACGATAACTGGCAGGCCGAAGGGTTTACAGAAGTTGATCCGGCATCCATGAAGCCTGGCGACGTCATCATGATGCGCGTACAGGCTCCCGTAACAAATCACGCTGCGGTTTATCTGGGTGACAACATTATGCTGCACCACGGATTCGGCAACCTATCCGCGCGCGTTCCCTACGGCAAGTATTACCGCGATCGCACCGTGCGCATCGTGCGGCATAAGGATTTATTTGATGCTTAAGAAAATGACGCTCTCTGGCGGCCTGGCTAAAAAGTTCGGCAAGGTTCACCTGTTCCACGTTGCTGACATGCGGGAAATGCTCAGGGCGATGTGCGCATCGGTTCCCGGATTCAAAAAGTACGTGTCAAACGCGCACCTCAACGGAGTGCGTTTTGCCTTTTACAGCGGCGGTAAAAACATCGGGCTGGAAGAGTTTGATATGTCCAATGGTGCGACTGAATACCGGATGAGTCAGGTGATCGAAGGCAGCAAGCAGGCGGGTGTTCTGCAAATCGTTATCGGCGCGATCGCGCTGGTGGCCGCGTTCTTTACTGCCGGTGCGAGTCTCGCTGCATGGGGTGCCGCAATGACTGCTGGTGCTATCGGGGCCACAACCATTTTAACCGGTATCGGCATCAGCATGATGCTGGGTGGCGTGGTCAGTATGTTAACGCCACAGCCCAGCTATAACATCGGGTCGGCATCCAGCACGGACAATCAGCCTAACTATGCCTTTGGCGCGCCAGTTAACACCGTCGCGATGGGTTATCCAGTACCGGTGCTTTACGGCCAGCGTGAAATTGGCGGTGCCATCATCAGCGCCGGAATATTCTCCAGCGACCAGCAGTAAGACCTTCTCGCAATTCAGCCACCGCCGGGTGGCTTTTTTTATGGGTGCAATATGCAACTTCTACAGGGCGCGCGCGTAATTCAGGGTTATAAGGGCGGTGGCGGCGGTAGCGCTCACACGCCAGTAGAAGAGCCAGATGACCTGCTTTCAGTTGCAAAGCTGAAGATGCTTCTGGCAATTTCCGAGGGTGAGATTCAGGGCGACCTGACGGCGCAGGAAATTTATATCAATGACACGCCTCTTGCCAACAACAGCGGCGGTTATAACTTTACCGGCGTTAAGTGGGATTTTCGCAAGGGCACGCAGGACCAGTCATACATTCAGGGGATGCCCGAAGTAGATAATGAGTCATCCGTTGGCGTTGAGGTATCTACTACCGCGCCGTGGATTCGCCAGTTCAGTAACCTGTCTCTCGATGCTGTGCGCATCAAGCTGAGCCTGCCGCTTCACTACCTGTACAAAGACAACGGTGACATGGTCGGAACCGTGACGCAGTATGCGATTGACCTTTCAACCGATGGCAGCGCTTACGTTCAGGTTGTGAACGGCACCTTCGATGGCAAAACCACATCCGAATATCAGCGCGATCACCGCATTGATTTACCTAAAGCCACGACCGGATGGTCAATCCGCGTGCGTAGAATCACCGCCGACTCAACCTCAACGAAGCTGATGAACGCCTTCAAGGTGTTTTCATTTGCGGAGGTAATCGACAGCAAATTACGCTACCCGAATACCGCACTGCTTTACGTCGAGCTGGATTCAAGCCAGTTCAACGGCAGCGCACCGAAAATCACCTGCAAGCCTAAAGGCAAGCTGATCCGCGTTCCGACCACGTATGACCCAATCAGCCGCACGTATAGCGGGAACTGGCTGGGTGATTTCAAACTTGCGTGGACTGATAACCCGGCCTGGGTATTTTACGATCTGGTGCTGGATGAGATTTACGGCATGGGCAACCGTGTCGATGCCTCCATGATTGATAAGTGGGAACTGTATACTATCGCGCAGTATTGCGATCAGAAGGTTTCAGATGGGGCTGGCGGCACAGAGCCGCGTTTCACCTGCAACGTATTCATTCAGAGCCAGCAGGACGCTTACACCGTTCTCAAGGACATTGCGGCGGTGTTTCGCGGCATCACCTTCTGGGGCAACAATCAAATATTCGTGAATGCCGACGTTCCGCAGGATGATGTTGACTGGGTGTATCACTGCGCCAATGTCGTTGATGGTCTGTTCACTTACGGCGGTGGTTCTTACAAAAACCGCTATACCTCTTGCCAGGTTAGCTGGTCCGATCCACAAAACCACTACTCAGATACCGTTGAAGGCGTTTACGAGCCTGATTTAGTTCAGCGCTATGACGTCAACGAAAGCAAGATCACCGCGATTGGCTGCACCTCACAGAGCGAGGCACACCGTCGCGGGCGCTGGGCAATTCTCTCCAACGCTAAAGACGGGACCATCTCATTTAACGTTGGTCTGGATGGCTTTATTCCGCTGCCGGCTAAAATCATCGGCGTGGCAGATGCATTCCGAGCGGGTAAACAGAACGGTGGTCGAATCAGCGCCGTTAGCGGACTCAATATCACGCTGGACAGGGCAATTGATTACGCTGCAGGCGATCGTCTGGTGCTAAACCTTCCGGATGGTAACGCTCAGACACGAACCATTGCGTCTGTCAGCGCGGATAAAAAAACGGTGCGCGTCAGCACTGCTTACAGCCAGACACCTGTTGCCGGTGCGGTATGGGCAATCGACAGTGACAATCTGGCGATTCAGTATTTCCGCGTAACGTCTATTTCCGCCAATGATGACGGCACTTTCACGGTTGGCGGTGTTCAGCATGACCCGAACAAATACCGCTATATCGATGACGGTGTAAAAATCGACCCGCCGCCGATCACCATCACTCCACCTGGCGTCATGAATAAGCCAGAAAACGTGGTGATTTCTCAGGTTGATTACGTCGAGCAGGGATTGAACGTTGCCTGCATGCAGGTGACGTGGGACTCGGTGCCAAACGCTATCAGCTACGTTGCGCAGTGGCGCAAGGATAACGGCGACTGGGTGAACCTCGGCCAGCAGAGCGCTAAGGGTTTCACCGTCGCTGGCATCTATGCCGGTATTTATGACGTGCGTGTTCGCGCCGTCAATGCGGTGGACGTTTCATCACCGTGGGGGTATGCGCAGTCAACAACGCTGTCTGGAAAGGTTGGCAAGCCGGGAACGCCGGTTAGCCTGATCGCGACTACAGATGTGGTGTGGGCCATCAACATACAGTGGGGCTTCCCGACTGGCTCGGGTGACACGGCTTATACCGAGATTGAAGTAGCGACTACCGCGGATGGCATGAATCCGCTGTTCCTGGCTAACGTTCCTTATCCTGGTGTCAGCTATCAGCACGGGCCGATGCCTGCAGGTATACGACGCTGGTACCGAGCGCGCCTGATAGACAAAATCGGCAACAAAGGTGACTGGACCGGGTTTGTCGAAGGTGCCAGCAATACCAATGCCAACGACCTGATAGGTGATTCATTCCAGGAGTTTATTGAATCGCCAGATGGTCAGGCGTTGCTTGAGCCAATCATTACTGATCCAAAAGCACTAGCTGAAGATATCCTCGCTAACTATGAACATGTCGATCAGCAGTGGGCGCACTTTGGTGAAAACTCAGCGGGCATTCTCGAAGCCAAAAACGTTGCAGCGGATGCTGAGAAATCGGTTGCTGATTTACGCACTGACGTTGTCGCTCAGTTCGATCAGCAGCAGGCGGCTATCTCCGAGAAAATGACAGCATATGCTGATGCGTCCGGCGGCTCAGCAATCTACACGTTGAAAGCGGGCATCAAGTATGGCGGCACCAATTACGACGCAGGCATGTCTGTCGCTGTGACAATCAACGGCAGCCAGGTGATTACACGTTTCGCTGTAAACGCCAATCAGTTTGTTGTGGCGAGCGGCAGCGGGAATAACGTGTTTTCTCCCTTCATCATCAGAGACGGTCAGGTTCTGATTAATCAGGCCTTTATTGGTGAGGGATGGATAACCAATGCCATGATCGGCAACTTTATTCAGTCCAACAACTTCGTTTCTGGTTCTGCAGGCTGGCGTTTGGACAAGTCTGGATTATTTGAAAGAAATGCAGCGAATGGTGCAGGGAGAGTGCTTGATAGTGGTGTTCTCAAATTAACTTACGACGGAAATGGAACATTACGCATCAGGGAAGGGCTCTGGTAAGGAGAATGTATGCCCGCAGGCCTGCAGTGCTGGGATGCCACCGGGAAACTGGTGGTTGATATAGGCGATTACAACACACGTTATTTAGGC